TTTGGATAAATCTCCAAGACCGGAAAAGTCCAGATTGACGTCAATCACGTTTCACCCCCATCTTGCAAAGTATTTCCAGTTGAGTGCGCTTTGAATCCGGGATCGGCGGGCCGATAATCTCCAGTACGCAGCCTTTAAATGCGCCAGTCATGCACAATAGCCGAGATGCTGCTGTAACCGTGTTGCGATAACGCATCCATACCCTGATTGTTGCCTCCGCCTGCTCAGCCCCAGCAGCAATGAGTTCTCTTCCGCTTATTCCCTTTGTTTCAGCCCAAACGGTGGTCACATCAACCCACTCTTCAACCTCCTGTCCATGATCATCACGAACGGTTGTAAAACTCTGGATTGTCACCCGATCTCGAAGTCGACCTGCTTGCATATCTCACCTCACGTGCCAGGTCTTAAGCGGTAATCATCCAGAAGCCTAAAGAATGCTGGAGGAAGCTCAGTTGTTGCGTCACGATTGTCATAAAAATGATTAACAGCTAGCATAATTGCCAGTTTCACACTGGAATTTATAACTAGGCCATCAACAGTGCCAGCGGGGATTTCATTATCAAATAGCGGTCGATTGATATATTTCCCGACTTTTTCGCGAGCGGCTTCACTATAAGTGGTGATAAGTGAGTCTTCTGAATTATCATCAGAATCAATACGGCAGTGCCCTTTTAATTCATCGATTGAAGGGATCATTTCAAACTCCAGTTTTACTTTTTACCTTTTTTGGCCGCGGCTAATGGCTCTGGCTCTGGCTCTGGCTCTGGCTCTGGCTCTGGCTCTGGCTCTGGTGGGATGTTGTCACCCTTCGGTCCATCGGCAACCTTTTCAATGATGCCGAGCTGGTCAGCAATTACCTTAGCGCGTTCGGGGATAGCTTCTGGTGGGTAGTCCCCGGCAGAAATGGTAACTACAACGCAGCCATCCGGTGACCACTGAAGGTCTTTAAGCAATTTGAGAAACATAGTTCACTCCAAAGCAAAAAGGGGCCGAAGCCCCTCTTATTATGCGCCAGCGCCGATCTGCATCAGTTTAATGGCCTGAGAGTCAGCCAGCATGCCGCCGGTGCGCTTGGTGGTATAGAAACCAACATAAGGTTTATTGGTGTAAGGATCACGCAGGATGCGCGTTCCAATGCGGTCAACGATGGTATAACCGCGTTTGAAGTTACCAAACGCGATGGCCTTAGCATCTGCTGCTACATCTGGCATCTGCTCATTCTCTGCCACACCATAACCAGCCAGAGTGGAAGGCTGATCCAGCTCCAGACCAGGACGCCACAGATAATTACCTTCGCTGTCTTTCAGGATACGCACCTGGAATAGCGAGTTATTGTTCATCATGAACTTCGCGCCGGTGCGGTGAACCTTACGAAGGGTGTAAACCAGTTTGATGATGGCATCAGCGGTAACACCACCAGCAGAGCCAGACAGAATGTGCTGCAGCGTGCCGAAGGCGCGGGTCTTATCATCGGTCAATGCTGATGGATATGCCAGGAAGCCTTTAGGCTTGAGCGTGCCGTTACCGGTAGTGAATGCCACTTCTTCCTGTTCAGCGAACTCCAGTGCCAACTCACTATTAATCCACTCTTCGACATTGAAGAAACCATCATCGAGCATGGTCTGCGTTGCCTGGGGATTGCCGTAAATCTCACCCATGAACGGGACGATTTGCGCCAGTTTTGGGGTGTTGGTCGCCGGGCGTTCATCAGGTTCACCTACCCAACCGGAAGCAGCTCCGTGGAGATTCACCAGTTTCTTATAGTCGCTGGTTCCCACAGTAATAATGTTCGCTTCCTGACGCATCACTACCTGATCTTTCAGGATATCCAGCAGAGTGCGATCTAGCTCTTCAGGAACAGCGTAACCACCATCTGCATCAACGCCTGTCTGTAGTGCCTTTTGTTCCAGCTCACGCAAGCCATCTTCATGACCCTTACGAACAAACTGCATGAAAGCACTTTTGTGCTCAGCGGAGGCTTTAGAACCTGTGCCACCGCCAGGTCGTTTGATTTCTTTAAGCTCATCTTCAAGCGCGGATTTTAACTGATCAAGCTCGGTTAACTTGCCATTGAGTGTTTCAACTTCACCGGCCAGTTTCCCCTTTTCCTGCTCGACAGCGTCAATGCGTTTGTCATTTTTTTCACGGAACTCGTCGAATTTTTTTTGTAAATCCTGCGCGACTTGTTCAACGTCTTTAATTTCTACAGCCATGTTATTACTCCAGATTAAAATTTGATGGATTTAAGTGCATCTAATGCTGAACCGAGATCATCAGCATCGCGCTGACCGATCGCGCCATAGCCGGAGGCCATAAACGCTTTTGCCTGGGTTCTTGATAGCCCAACGTCACGCAGGACTCTTTCAATACTTTTTGGTGAGGGTGTTTCACCACGGGCGAATGCCGACTTCACATCACTGACACGGGCTTCGTCGTTGGACGGAAAGGTGACCGGACTGACTTCCCACAGGTCGATTTCTTTCAGCAGAAAAGCGTCCTTTGTTCGGTCGTATTCCCAGTCCTTGAGCATGTATCCAATAGAAAGGCCGGTTAAAGAACCGGCCTTCATGTGGGCGTGAGCGCGTTTGGCGAGTGGATCATCGTCGATTAATAATCGTCCCTTAACATACAGACCGACATCATCCTCCCGCATTTCTGTATAAACACCGATTGGTTCATGCATTTGGTGTTGCCAGAGCATCGCAGGGAGGCTGTTCTTACCCTTCCAGGAACTGAGCGAGCTAACGAACGCGCCAGGCATCACAATGTCGTCGTAGCTGTCTTTAACGCCGAACACGGATCCATAACCCTCAAATTCACCTGAGTCGCTGACAGATTTCAGCTTTAGCGGAATATCTAGCCGCTGCTTAGTCATCGCCATTGTTGTTTTCCTCTGCGGGTTTTCCGCTGTCTGTCGTGGTGGGCCGGGTTGTCATGTTCATTGGAGTCAGGTAAACGTCCCCGCCAGGACGAGGGTTTCGGTCCTCAAGCTCCAGGCAGTCATTCGGGGAGTACATCCCCCAGTTAATCGCCGTCGCATAAGACTCAAACCGCGACTTCATATCACCGCGCAGCAGAGCACCGGCGTTAAACTTTGCGTAAAAGGTGCCCTGCTTCGACTCCCTGACCAGACCGATATTTATCCGCTGCTCAATACGTGTCAGATAAGGAACCAGTGAGTAGTTGATGAAACCGATCCCTAGGTTTTCAATATTGCTGAAGGTCGCACGGTCAGTGTTCTGCACCAGGTGCATCGGTACGCGAAAAAGACGGCAGATTTCCTCAAGCTGAAACTTTCTGGTCTCGAGAAACTGGCTGTCTTCGGCATTCAGCGCCATCGACTTCCAATCCAGTCCCATTTCAAGGATCATCGGTCGGTGTGCATTACCCAGCCCGGTATGGCGCTCTTCAAAGTCTTTTTTCAACCGAAGATAAGCTTCATCCGTGAGGGTTTGCTCTGTTCGTAGAACGCCGGAGGTCACTGCTCCATTCTTGAAGAGCCGCGAACCGTGCTCCTCGGTGGCCAAGCCCAGTGCTATGGCTTCCCGGGCATGAGCAATCGGGTTCAGACCGACCAGCCCATCGAGCGTCAGTATCCGCACATGCCAGATATCATCCTGACCCAGCACATCCGTGGTGCCATCCGGGAACGTCACCTCATAAACAGGCTCCCATCGGCTGTTTAATTTCGGCTTAACGCTCCCGGGGTCCAGCGGTAAAAGCTCAACAACATCACCAAGAGCCTTTACTTTGTAGGCGTAAAAGTTCCCACGCAGACAAAGGCATAAAATCAGCAATTCCCAGAACTCCTGGGGCGTCATGTAGCCATTGGGCTTGAGTGAAAGCAGCTTGAATAGCCTTTCATTCAACGCCTTTTCTTTACCTTTGTCGGTCGCTTTGTAAAGGTTGCACGGAAGCATGCCAATCGACTCCGCCAGCACCCTGATGCAGCCGAAGACGGCGGTGAGCCTCATTGCCTTCTGGCTGCTTACCTGCTTTCCGGTGTAAGTGTCGTACGTCATGCCAGCCAGATCCGCAAGTTCAGCAGGAGTGGTAACAGGCGTCGAATCTGCTGTGCCACTTTTGAACATGGAAGGAAAAAACATTATTTACCTCCCTCATTCTTTACCTGTGACGAAGCGCCCATTGCGCGTGAAACAAGCCACGACCAAAGAAGGCACAATATTCCACCAGAGATGTAACCCACAGGGGCGTAGATAAGCCATAAGCCAAATGACAGTAATAAAGCACCGATCACCCCGATTAATGGGGCGAGGATTGCAATAATCATGAGTTTCCTCGTTATAGTGAGCGGATGCCGTGGCTGGAAATATGTTCAGAAAGCGATGCTTCTTCCTCTCCACCGTTCACCAGCAACCGGCTTTTCGCCGTAAACAGCGCTACAGGGCCATCGATTTTG